ACTACGTGCCCGCCGGTCAGGTCGGGATGGGCGAGGACCCGAAGCCGTCCGACACCGGCTTCGTCAACGTGGACCCGATCTACCAGAACTTCGCCAACGACACCGAGCGGCCCTACAAGGCCGAGGACGGTCCGGAGCAGGTCGCCGAGGAGGTCGTCTACGCGGACGACGCCGACTTCGACGCCGGCAAGGCGGAGGACGGTGGCACGGGCGAGGAGGACGAGGACGACGAGGAGGAGTCCACCCAGCCGACCGGCTCGGGCGCGACCACCTCCGGCTCCACCTCCCCGACCGGCTCCACCATCGGGTCCAGCTCCCCCACCACCCCGCCGTCCAGCGGGTCCAACAGCTGATCTGAGGGCATCGTGGCGAACGTAGAGGGCGCGTACTGCGCCGTCGAGGACATGCGGACTGGCGACATCGCCCTTCCGTCCAACACCTCGCGGGAGCAGTACATCAAGAACGCAGCGGAGGAGATCGACGCTGCGATCGGCCACATCTACGTGACCCCTCTCGAGATCGAGGCGACGCCCAAGAACCGTCCCACGATCCTGTTCCTCAAGAAGCTGAACTGGCTCCTCGCCAGCGGTCGTTTCGTCCTCGACGTTGCGGCCGCTGGCGAGATGGACAACCTGCACGCCCTCGGCAAGCGTTACCTCGATGAGGCCAACGGGATGCTTGCCCTGCTCACCAGCTCAGAGCTCGTCTTGGAAGGCGCCCCGAAGCACTCGGACGGCGACGCCTCCTCAGAGGGGAACTGGAGCGGTCCCATGATCTTCAACGAGGACTCGGAGTCCTTGGTCGAAGGCTTCTACACCAACCGCCGCCCTTACGCCGGACTCGGGGAGTCCCTCCCCATCGCCTTCCCGCCTTCGGTGGTGCCCTATGGCTAGCCGAGGCGCAACCGGCTTCATCGACTTCGACATCGTGGGCAACAGGCGCGGTGTGCAGGAGATGCTCGACACAGTCGACTCGGCGCTCTCGCCGGTGGGCTTGGCCGCGTTCCTGTATGGCGCTGTTGGTCCGTGGGTCAAGGAGCGGGCGCAGGACCGCTTCGCACAAGAGGGCGACGACGTGTCCGGCAAGTGGGCTCCCCTGCAGGCCAGTACGGTGGAGATTCGTGAGTCGCAGGGCTTCGAAGGCGCGCACCCGATCAACCGCCGTACCGGCGAGCTGGAGGAGTACATCACGCAAGGTCAAGTCGGCGTGGTCACGACTCCCGGCTTCGGTAACCTCACGTACCCGCAGAACCCGCCCGCGACCAAGGGCCTCAAGGAGAAGCTGAGCACCGCACAGAAGGGGCGTACCAGCCCCCGCACGGTTGCTCGCCCCGTCCTCGGGCTCAACGAGCGGGACCTGGGTCAGATCCTCGTCATGCTCGCCTTCCACGTTCAGAACGAGGGGAGGATTCGCGGTGTTGTCCGCTGACGAAGCAGTCTTTCCGAACAACGTCGTGAAGTGGGTCGCGCTGGCCGAGGCCACCATCGACCCCGACATCAAGGTCTTCAAGAGGGCCTTGCGAAACACCGACCCCACGCAGTCCATCGGAGTGTTCGCGCAGTCGTGGTCACCCGATCCGGAGTCTGTGGAAATGCAGGACCTTGGCGCTGGGAGCCCCCAGGTGCCAACGATCCAGACCTACACTCTCGGTGTGCAGGCATTCGTGAAGGACTCGGAAGAGGAGCGGGGACTTGCCACACATTCCGCCCTCGCCAACCGCGTCCGCTCGGTGCTTTACACCGACCCGAACCTCCAGCTAGTCTTGGGGAACCTGAGCTCGGAACTCAATGGTTGGCGTGAAAGTATGCGCCGCTGGGGGGTTCGGACGGCGAGGTACTTCAGCGGTGAGATCAACGCGCAGATGTTGTACCTGAGCACACTGGAGTTCTGGATCGAAACCGAAACTCGGCGAACAACCTGAGGAGAAAGAATGCCCGCACCGAGCGAGGAGGAGCTCGACGAGCTCCGCAAGCGCAACGAGAAGCTGCGTGAGCAGGTCGCGACCCAGCAGGCCAAGGCGTCCGACAACGACGCCGAGCGTGCTCGGGAGTACGAGGCCAGCCAGCTGCTGATCGAGAACACCCGCCTGGAGGCCCAGCTGGCTTCCGCGAAGGAGCGGGCGAAGGTCGGCGTGAGCCGGGACGGAGCGTCCAACCTGCTGGACGCCGCCGACACCCAGCTCGCCGCCGCCCAGGCAGCGCTGGAGAACCCGCAGGGTGTCCCGGTGGACACCAACGCGGAGGACCAGCCGAAGAACACCACCGGCGCCACGACTGCCGTCGAGGACGGCGTGGTCGAGATCGCTCAGGACGGCACCGCCACGGTGACCGCCCCCGAGAAGTCCTCGTCCACGTCCAGCTCGTCGTCCAGCTCGCGGTCCTCCTCCTCGTCCAGCGCGGGCGAGGCCGGGACCGACGGCTCGGCCACCACGACCCCGAACGGAGGTAACTGAGCATGGGCTTCAGTTCCCAGGCCGGTCAGCTGCTGCTGGCCACCCAGGCCGCACAGGGGGTGTTCCCGGCAGGCTTCGGTGCGGCCCACACCGCCATGAAGCTGCGGTCGGGTGCCCTCGGTCCCAACCGTGACCTGCTCGTCGCCGACCCCGAGATCGGGGGAGGCCGCGACACCGTGGACGCCTACCTCGGCGCGATCTCGTGGTCCGGTGACTACGAGTTCTACGCCCGCCTGGAGGCTCTCCCGACCCTCCTGAAGGGCGCGCTCGGTTCGGCTGCCTCGGCCGCCGCGACTGGCGTCAACACCCACACCATCACGCCGCTCGACGCCGCCACCCTGCCCTTCCTCGCGATCGAGGAGAACATCGGTGGCAGCCTGGAGACGATGCAGTTCACCGACGCGGTGGTCAACACGTTCCACCTGGAGGCGGAGGCCAACGGTTACCTGATGGGCACGGCTGGCGTGATCGCCAAGACCGGCCTCGCGGGTGCGACCAAGACCGTCACCCCCACGTACGACAACTCCCCGATGATCGTCGGCACCAACATCACCCTGACCCTCAACGGGGTGAGCCTGCCGGCCAAGTCGTTCAGCCTCGACATCAACAACAACTTCGAGGACGACGACTTCCGGCTCGGGTCGCTCACGCTGGGCGACCTGACGGCGAAGGGGCGTGAGGTGAGCGGTTCGTTCGCCATTCGCCCCAACGACTCGGCGCTGTGGCGTCGGGCCACGCTGGGCACGCCGACCTCGACCTCGCCGACTGGCCAGACGACCAAGGACCAGCTGGTCATCACCTGCCAGACCTACGAGGACATCCAGGGTGGCACCCCTGCCACCAAGGGCTCGATCGCCTTCACGATCCCCAAGATCGCGCTGGAGCCCTTCGCGCTGGAGCCCTCGGGTGACGACGTGATCGAGAACGACATCAGCTTCCGGGCGCTCCGTCCGGTCAGCGCGACCCCCATCCTCACGGCGGTCGTCAAGAACGCGAAGGCCACGATCGCCTGATCGTGCAGTTCGCACACCGAAACGACGCTCCCCCGGTTCGCTTCAAGCGCCGGGGGAGCGTCGTCCGGTAGCAGCAACAGCAAACCCGCCCTAGCCCTAGAAAGGGGCACGAAGGACCATGAGCGAGACGCAGACCCACCCCGGCACCACCGACGACCAGCCGCAGGGGGCTCTCCCCGACGCTGATGTCCCCACCTACGAGGACTACTGGGGCGTCGACGAGACGTACCGGTTCCCCCTCAAGGACGGCCACCAGTTCTTCGAGATCGTGCCGATGAACGAGGGCGCCAAGACCCGCTACCAGAAGCTCACCAACAAGGGCATCCGGATGAACCAGCGGACGCAGGACGCTCTGCTGGACGTGGACCCCGCCGGTGAGCGCCACACGCTGATCCTCGAGTCGGTCGTCGGCTGGCGCATCATGCAGCGCGACCCCAAGGCCGAGGGCGGCTGGTCCGAGTACCCGTGCCCCCAGAACGAGGGCCAGCGCAAGAACAACCTCCGCAGCCTGCTGGAGAAGTTCAACCCCAAGGTGATCCAGGACCTGGAGTACTTCATCCGGACCAAGAACCCGTGGATGCAGGCGGACATGAACGTCGAGGAGATCGACGAGGAGATCGACCGCCTGCAGAAGCTCCGTACCCAGGTGCTGGAGGAGCAGGCGGGGGAAGCCGGTTCCGCGAACAAGTAGATCTCTTCGTTCGCGGGAAGGAGATTCCACCTCCCATTCGCGGAGAGATCCGCATGTACTCCCTGTGCAAGGGAATGAAGTGGAATCACCTACCAGTCGCCGGCGGCATCTACGAGCAGCACCCCACTCTGATTGACCGGTTCTACTACATCATGGCTGAAGAGTCGAAGCACGAAGCGGCTGAGGCCAAGAAGAAGGAAGCCGAGCAGAACGCGAAGATGGGTCGTAGAGGCAGGAAGCGCTAACCGTCCGGACCCCCGGTGCTTGCGTGGCACCGGGGGTCTGACGTATGCTGGCGCCTGTCTTTCGGACACGCCACGAGTGAGGTCCAGTAGCCCGATCAAAGGGACGACACCTTGAACGCCTACATGAACATCAACGTTCGTGTGCTCTCGGCTCAGGCGCAGGCCCAGATCAGGGCTCTCCAGGCACAGGTTCGCGCGCTGCAGGGGCAGCTTGCCGCAGCCAATGCCACCTCCGCTGCACCCGACGGGATCGGTAGCGCCCGGTCCCGCAAGTCGCTGTCCGCGTGGGGCAACCAGATTCAGTGGACTGGTCGCCAGCTGCAGTACAACTGGACATTGCCACTTGCGGTAGCAGCAGGAGCAGCTGTCAAGTGGCAGCTGGACAGCGAGAAGGCGTTTACCCGCGTTGAGAAGGTCTACGGCGACACCACTGCTGCTGCGGCTCAGTTCCGCAAGGAGCAGAAGGGCCTCACGCAGGAAATGGCCGAGCAGAAGGCCACCGCGATCTTCGAAAAGGAGCTTGAGGCGCTCGACCGCGCTATGGTCGCGCTCAGTTCCCGCTACGGTGTCGCCCGTGCCGAGGTCAACGAGACTGCCGG